AAAGAAAAATAACGGAGATAGTGGTCTATTGTTTGTTGATAAATCTGCTGATAAGGTTGGAATAAACACAGGTACAGACCCTGCAATTGATTTGGAAGTTGGTGGTGCTGGATTTTCCAGTGTAATAACTGTTGGCACTGGTACAACGGCTGCTGGTAGTGGTGTAAATAATTTTACTATATTAGATGCTACGAAAACTGCTAAATTTAAGGCTTTGAGATTATTTATGGCAATTACTGGTGGCGACCCAGCGATAACAGAATTATCTACTGCACATGTCATTGTAAATGGAACTAGCAATGCTGTAATAGGCACTCCTTATGGAGTCACTTTGAGTTCAGGTTCAACTGCTGTTGTTGGCACTTATGCAATTGGTTTGGGTAGTAGTAATGAATTGGTGCTAAAAATTACAGCAAACAGCGGAGCACCACAAAGCAACCCAATATCAGGAAAAATTACAATTCAAGGTATGGACTTAAGTTGAGGTGATTAAATGACGGAAGTAGATTTTAAGGTCAAAAAGGGTTTTGTGTCCGAAAATGGGGATTTAACTCTACAGAATGGTAATATCGTATTAGCGAATGGTCATGCTGATATAGATAACATCAGGATTGATGCTAATACTATAACAAGTCAAAATACTAATGGTGATATTAAACTAGTACCTAATGGTGACGGTTTAGTGAAAATTAATACTGGTGATTCAGAGTTTTATCTTCCAACAAGTACTTCTCCTACTAATGGACATGTAATTACTTATAACGGTAAACAAACAATATGGTCAGCCCCTACTGCTGGTGGTGTAGCAGCAGATGATATTACAACTGGTGATGCAGCCATAAATATCGTAACAACGTCTGGAAATATTACATTAGACGCTCAAGCGACAGATGCTGATATTATCTTTAAAGTAGATGATGGTGATACTCCTGTTACTGCTTTGACATTAGATGGTTCTGATGCTGGTAGAGGTATTTTTGCAGGTAGTGTTACTGTAACTGGTAATGAAGTTGCATTCGGTAATGGTGCAACTATTGTAAACACTAATGCTAATTTATTAACAATTACTGAAGCAACTACAACCTTTAGTGGAGATGTCATTGTTGGTGGAGATTTGGAAGTCACAGGTAATGATATCAAATCATCCGGTGGTACTACTGCGATTACTCTGAGTGGGGCAAACGTTTCAGTTGCTGGAGATTTGACTGTAACGGGAAAAACAATTACTACTGAAGTGGAAACTGTATCGACATCTAATGGTGTAATCTTTGAAGGAAGTCAAGCGAATGACCATGAGGTATTATTGAAAGCAGGTGCAGTTAGTGCAGATAGAATTATTACTTTACCTGATGAACAAGGTACTGTACTAACTAGTGTATCTACAGCATCTGCACTCACATCTGTAGGTACATTAACTGCTTTAACAGTAGACAATATAAGTATTAATGGTTCTACAATCGGACACACTAGTGATACTGATTTATTAACACTTGCTAATGGATTATTAACAGTAGCAGGAGAGATATCAGTAACAACACTTGACATTGGTGGAACTAACGTCACAGCAACAGCAACAGAACTCAATGTTTTGGATAATGTGACGGCTGGAACTGTTACTGCAAGTTTAGGACTAGTTGTTGATAGCAATAAAGATATCGCTACATTAAATCAACTAGATTCAGCAACGCTCAAGGCAGGTGCTGGTGTTGCTGTAGGGACTGGTGGAGACCATATAATAATTGGAGATGACGATAAAACCAGTATTTATTCTAAAACTTCTACATCTACTAGTTTTAGTGCAGGTACTGCAACAACCATATTTACACTTGACAGCACTACAAATAAAGGTGTTAAACTTTTAATTCATTTTAAACAACATGATAGTCCTTATAACGTTCACATGGAAGAAATGTTAGTTACATGGGGTGGCTCTAGCAGTAATAGTCAAGCAGGGGCTGATGCAGATGTACATGTAGTACAATACGGTCTAATCCGTACCGATGTATCGGGTGCAGGTTCGGGTACAATAACTGTGGCTCGTAGTAGTGCTAACATAAATGTTCAGTGGACTTCAGCAGTACTTGAAAATTGGGTTTATAAAATACATGCTGTCAAAATATGAGGTGAAAAAATGGTAACATATACACCTTTTAAGGCATTACACGGTGCAAAAATTGAAGATGATGGTAATGCTGAAATCAATGTAGAGAGGTACAGTGGTACAAATCTCCGTATACAATCACAAGCATCTGCTGGTAGAATTGAGACAACAACTGCACATCCATTATGGTTAGGTGCGAATGGCAGCGGTAGAATTGAAATTCAATCCGGTGGATTAGTGAGCATACCCGGTGCTTTGACAGTTAGTGGTACATTTAATGCAACACTTGCTACTGCTGCTCAAACCAACATAACATCTGTTGGTTCTTTAACTTCTTTAGATGTAAATGGTGATACTACAATATCAGGTACACTTTCATTAGATGGTTCTGCTAATGAATTAAGATTTTATGAAGGTTCTAATTATGTAGGGTTTGAAGCCCCTGCTTTATCTGCTGACCAAATATGGGTATTACCTGCTGCTGACGGTAGTGCTAATCAAGCCTTAACTACGGATGGTAGCGGTAATTTTCAGTGGTCTAGTGCAAGCAGTATTGCAGGAGCAGGTAGTAATTTATCTCTTGCCAACGGTACTAACAATCGCATTGTAACTGCGGTAGATGGTAGTAATCTAAACGGTGAAGCAAATTTAACTTTTAATGGTTCTACATTAACCGTTGCAGGTGATATGTTAGTTAACAATAATGGCTCAATAAAGGCAAACGGAAGTGGGTCTTTACTACTTGGAAATACAAATGCTGGTCTTATTAAAGTTCATGGTGGCACAGGTTCGTCTATTGTAGAAGGTCATAGTAATCACCTAGTTCTACAAACAGTACGTGATAGTGATGATATTATATTCAACGTAAATGCAGGAGGTACTGATTCAGATACTACTGTTGTTGAAGCGATGAGAATACATGGGCCGGATGCTAATATTGGAATAGGCACTACTTCCCCCGAATATACGTTAGATGTTCAAGATGGTTCAGTTAGAATATTACCTACTATTTCATCCAATGCAGGAACGGCTATTAGAATAGGAGCAAGAGGTAATAGTAATGATATTACCTTGCTAAGAATAGACGGAGAAGGTTCGGGTGCAGATGGGGCAGGTAATTCGGGAGAATCTGATAGTGCTAAGTATGGTTTCTCAATGAAATACATGGGTAGTGGTAGTGGTGAAGGTAATAGATATGCTATGTTTATGGATAATCAAGCCGGAAGTGCCATTGAAGCCATGAGTATTTTACAAGGTGGTAATGTCGGAATAGGCACTACAAGTCCTTCAAGTGAATTAGAAGTTGCAGGTAATACAACAGGTAATGTGGCAATTACCATAGATAATGACAATACGGCAGGTTTGGGTTCTTTTATGCTACAAGAAGATGGTACAACTACCGGAATATTCCAATATAGAGGAAGCACTAATGGAACTTTACCAAATACAGTTCGTGTAGGTTCTAATGTCGCAGGTGGCAATCTTGCATTTACTTATGCAGGTGGAACTACTGGAATGTATCTGAAAGGTAGTGATGGTAATGTTGGAATAGGAACTACAAGTCCTTCTGCTCCATTACACATTGTAAGTTCAACTACTTCTGATATGTTAAGATTAGAAGGAACAGATGCAGGTAGTTCTTCTGCTCCCGATTTAATATTATATAGAAACTCATCAAGTCCGGCAGTAAATGATTTTGTTGGAATTATTGATTTTAAAGGTAAAGATGATGGTGGTAATGAAAAATATTATGCTAGAATGGGTGCTAAAATAAGAGATGCTTCAGCAGGTAGTGAATATGGACAACTATTCTTTATGCCCGCTAGAAATGGTTCAACAGATGTTAGTAACGCTTCATTATTATTAGATTCAGGATTTGGTGCAGTTTTCAATGAAGGTGGACAAGCCGCATTGGATTTCCGTGTAGAATCAGACACAAAAGATAAAGCAATTTTTGTTGATAGTGGTTCTAATACTGCCGCCTTCATTAACGATGCCTTGATAGTTAGTGCCACACTAGTACATATAAATTCAAATAATGCTAATTTTGATTTTAGGGTTGATGCTGAATACGCTGATAATTTATTAAGAACTGATGGTTCAACGGGTGCTGTTGGAATTAATACTGCACCGGATAGTGATGTTTCTTTACATGTTAAAGATTATAATAGTCAAGATACAGTCGTAAGAATAGAAAGTGATGAAAATAGTACCGATAAATCACCTGCTTTAGAATTATATAAAAGTTCTACGGCTGATGTTCAAGACCCAATCGGTAGAGTTTTATTTGCAGGGAAAAATGACGGCGGAAGTAAAACAGAATATGCTTCAATTGTAGCATATATTCAAGATGAAACGGCGAGTTCTGAAGACGGTTCAATGAGATTTGAAATACTAAAAGGAAATTCAAACAAAGAATATCTTAGAATGAACTCTTACGGAGTTATATTTAATGAATTAGGTGCTGACCAAGATTTCAAAGTCGAATCTAATAATAATGCAAATATGTTCGTTATTAATGGTGGAACAGATAGAGTAGGAATAGGCACTGCAAGTCCTTCCAATACATTACACGTTGAAAGTGCAGATGAAAAATTGGCTCTTTTCAAATCCACAGATGCAGGAGCAGGAATACAAATAGATTCTCCCGATGATGGGTATAGCGTAGTCTTCTTTTCAGAAGGGGGAACTGATAAATGGAGTCTTGGTAAATTAGCAAATAATTCAGATAAGTTTTCTATATATGATGAAGTAAATAATGCTCCTAGATTAGTTATTGCCTCATCGGGTTATGTTGGAATAGGTACTACAAGTCCTACCCATAAGTTACATCTTAGTGATAGTAGTAGAGTTGATATTAAATTTTCAAAAGACAGTTCAGAAGACCATTACATTAGAAAAGACGGTGATTATCTTAGATTTAGAGGACATGACGATAGCACGATATTGATGGAAATGAGAAATAATTCATCAAGCAACCATGTTAGTTTTCCTAGTGGTAAGGTTGGAATAGGCACTAACACTCCTTCTTCTCTACTACATATTCACGGAGATATGGCTGATGGCAAGCAAGGGATACTGATAACAAGAAATGATACTAGTACTGCCGACACTAATCTTCTTGGGGCGATTGGTTTTGATTCTAGTGACGGCAATATCCCTAGTAAAGTGACAGAGGCATCTGCGGGTATTGCTGCTTATGCCGCAGAAGACCACAGTACAGGAGATAAAGGTGGAGACTTAGTATTCTTTACTTCGCCTATTGACCAAGACGATGATACTGCCTCTCTTGAGAGAATGCGTATTAATTCAGAAGGCAAGATTGGGATAGGTACTAATGACCCTTGCGATTTAGTACATATAGCAGGTTATGGTAGAGTATTTACTGAAACTGCGGGCTATCTTGATGGTAATATTTTCAATAGTTATTCATGGTCGCCAATGTCCGATTTGAGTAGCCCACCTGCCGGATTTACAATTAATGGTGGAACAGATGAAAATAGTATAGTCTATGGTGAAACCCCGTTAGGCTCAGATGATTATTATTATGCTAGAGGATTACTATGGCGTTTTCAAGATAGTGGTAATAGTAGTGCAAGTGGTGGATTCTTAACTGCCACACCATATCCTAAAATTGATGTAAATAAAAGTTATAGAATGTCTGTATGGATAAAAAGAAGTCATCTTACAGAAGGTTCTTACTATATGGGTATGTATGGTATGGATGGTCCTAGTGGGGCTAACGTAGGTATACAAGACGTAACTAGGAGAGGTACTTTAGATGGTGCAATAACTGCTACAGGTACTTTTACTGCTAATTTCTCTAGCGGTAGTGCCACTCTTACAAATATTAGCATAAATACTAATTTATTAGTAACAGGAATGTCTTTGTTTGATGTGGCAGATGGTACATTTGATGGTATACCCGACAACACTACTATTCAATCAATAGATTCATCTTCTCAAATAACCATGAGTGCTAATGCTACAGCCACAGGTACAGGTAGAGGTGTTAATTACGGTAAAACAAGTATTCTTTTAAATTCCGGTCATGGTTTACTTGATGGTAATGGTAGCACGACAAGATATGCAGTGATAAATAACGTAGATAGAATATCTTATACTGATATAGATAACAATATGCTAACGGGCATTCCATTAACCGGAGAGTATGCTATAGGTCAATCACATGCTGATGGTGCAAAGATAATGCAGAATGAAACTAACGCTTATTTTACGAGTGGCGATTTACCGGAAGTAGATAAGTGGTATTTAGTTGTAGGTTACGTTCAAGGAATGGGAGATACAGATTATACAGATAGAGGTGCGGTATATGATGGTGAGACAGGTAATAGGGTAGGTGTTTGCGGTAATTTCCAATGGTGGTCGCAAACTACATATGTTAAAAATAGAGTTTATATGTATTACAGTGATGATAGTCCTGAACAGATTCAACACGCTTTTGACCCACGTTTTGAAGAAATAAGTGGTGCTCCACAGATAAACACTCTTCTAGGTGGAAAAATAACAACAGGTATGACGATTAAAAATGATGTATCTGATATAAGTCCTACAAGTGGTTATGTTTCTCTTGGAGAACATTCAGGTACATTAGAGGTGAATACTGAACACGGTTATCTTCGTTTAGGTGCTGCAAATAGTAGTTATAACCATATACAGGGAGAAAATGCAAAATTCTATTTCAATAAACCTTTAGTTATAGATGGTGGAAATACATCGGGTAGTGCTTACCAAATTTCTTCTTACTCTTCTGAAGATTTAGTGTTGGCAACTCAAGATGGTGCAGAAAATAGAATAACAATAAAATCGGACACAGGTAATGTAGGAATAGGTGTTACAAGTCCGGCAGCAAAATTACAAGTTCTTCAAAATAATGCTGCATGGACTATACTTGCGGGTGCTGATTTAAGTAATCCAACTTTAACTGATGATACTAGAAAATTTATGAGATTAGGTATGCCACATTATGATACTGACGAACAATCATTTTCTCTAATAACAGGTGATACCGATAATGGTACTAACAAGTTATTCATAGGTGGTGGAACAAGTGTTGGAAATGCGGCAACTCACATTTTCTTCAATACTGCGGCTGACTCAACTACAACTACCGGAACAACAAGAATGACAATAAAAGATAGTGGTAAAGTTGGAATAGGTACTACAAGTCCAGATGGTCCACTTCATATCTATCATACAGACAACACAGGAGTTCCGGCACTGAAAATAGAAACAGATGCAAGTGCTTCTCCCTCGGATTGTATATTTAGAATGCAAGAGTCTCATGGTTCTGATACTTATATAGATTTCACAGTCAACACATTCGGGCAATTGGAGATATCGGGTGGTGCTGGTACAAGAAGACCGATATTAACAGCAGATGACCCCGATACAGATACATCGGGTGTAATCAGCCTGAACAAAAGCCACTATGAGTGGGACACACAGATATTCGGTGATTCAAGCACTCCTGTCATCTTTGTGGATGGAACTAACAATCGAATGGGTGTAAACACTGGAAGTCCTGCTTCATTGCTTCATGTTTATGGTGAAGACCCTATTCTAACTCTTGAAGACACATCAATAGGCGTTTCCGCACTTAGTAGAACTATGGCAGGAATAAATATAATCTCAGGAGGCATGAATGCGAGTTCTGCTCAATACGGTACTGCGGTTAAGTTTTTATCTCATGATGACCAATTTACAACGGAAAATCCTAAATTTTTAGCGGCTATTGCTCCAAGAGCAACAGAAACCTATGATGGTGATACTGATGGTGGAATGGCGTTAGATTTCGCAGTAACAGATAATGCACAAGGAACAACAAATGTTCCGCTTGTTAGAATGACAGTTGACCACACAGGTTATGTTGGAATAGGTACTACACACCCTGCAAGAAAATTACATGTTCAAGGTAGTGCTAATGATGAAGTTGTAGCGTTATTCACGACAGTAGGTGGAACAGGTGGTTCTACTCAAGGTAAAGCACATATCGGTTTATCTCATTTTAGTTCTGATAGTACTCCTAGTGTTACTATTAGTGCAGAAGAAATTGACGATTCCGACCATAGAGCAGATTTAGTTCTTAGCACTAGAACAAGTGCTTCTAGTAACGCTACACCTACTGAAAAATTAAGAATTACTTCTGATGGTAGTATAAAATCTTCATTGACTAACCTTAACACTTGTGTGGCGTATTTTTGGAATAGAAGTGATATGAACACAAATTCTGCTAATTTAAAGGCAGTATCACATGATGCCGCTTCAAGTCAAAACCATTGGGGATTCATTATGCCTAAATCGGGAAGAGTAAAATATTTCACATTAAACACTAGAAATCATACAGTTACAAGTTCAAACGTACAAACTTGGAAAATAAATAGAAATAATAATAATGGTGGAACTACCGGAGTTGACCATTTTGTAATTGATGTAGCGAAAGGTGCAACTCAAGATGATACAGGAGTCAGTGGAGATGCTACAATGGAATTAACGCAATCTTCTCATTCAAGTACAATATGGAGAGGGGCAGTAGTTGTTAATTTCTCTTTTAACGCCTTAGATGAAATTAGAATACAAAGAACAAATGCCAACAGTGTTGACATGGGAGATACTTCGGGTGTGATGTATGTGGAGTTTGATTGATTATGAGTGAAATAACGGCAGAAGAAACGGCTTGGGATATACTAAGAGAAGATAGAAATGCACTATTACGTGGCATAGATAAATACCAAGGTGTATTATTTTATGAATCATTAACAGATACACAAAAACAAGAACTGATTAC